ACTCCAGGTCCAACTCCAGGTCCAACTCCAGGGCCAAAACCAGGTCCAACAACTAATCCTCAAAGTGGTGCAGAAAAAGATATTCGTGATGAAATTAATCAGTTAATGTCCGATATTGCTAACGCAGAAGAACAAGCTGTTCAATCAGAATTACAACAAGATAGAGAATGGCTAGGACGCATTGACAATGATAAAAATATCGGTAGTCTAGGCGCAGGTGCAGGAACAATCGGTAGTAATGATGTCGATTCAACAAGCCAATCTGCTAAACCTAGTATTGATCCAAATGCACAGTTTGTACCAAGAACTAATCAACCAGCTGCATCACCAAACGCACTACAAACAATTTAATTTAAACAAAATGGCAGGCTAGTTCTGCCATTATTGTCTCTAAAATTTCATAGAGCTTGATTACTAGCAATAAGTACAGTACAATAGGCAAATAATTATAGGAGAAGCACATGAGTCGCAATTATGGTCCCGAAGAAAAGGCAAAATTAGAACGTTTGATTAGCGAAGGTAGTACAGTACTACGTGAAATCGAAGATCTACAAGAAGGCTTAAAAGAAACAGTAAAAGCAGTTGCAGACGAGCTACAGGTCAAACCTGCAGTTATTAATAAAGCAATTAAGATTGCACATAAGGGTGACTGGTCTGCGCATAACGAAGATTGGCAAGAAATTGAAGCAATTTTGGATATTACAAAACGTATCTAAACTTGTTATACTAGTAAGGTCAGCGGGCCATAATCCGCATGTTAGGTGTTTGCGAGCCCTAAATCGCATTGGAGAAAAAATTAATGTCATATGTAGACGCATGGTTTGACCGCGATAGTGATATCATTAGAGTTGTCGAACGTAACAAAAAAGGTGAGCGAGAGTTTCGAGACATCGCTGTCAAACACACCTTGTACTATCAAGATCCCCGCGGTAAATTTCAATCAATATACGGAGATGCTGTAAGCCGTATCGTTTGTAAAAATACAAAAGAATTTCGAAAAGAACAAGCAATTAATAGCGGTAAACAACTTTACGAATCAGATATTAATCCAATATTTGTTTGTTTGAGTGAAAACTATCTTAATCAAGATGCACCAAAATTAAATGTAGCATTTTTCGATATTGAGGTAGACTTCGATCCAGAACGTGGTTATGCGTCGCCAGACGATGCATTTATGCCAATCACTGCGATTGCTGTCTACCTACAATGGTTAGAAACTATGGTCTGTTTAGCTATTCCTCCAAAAGGACTAAAAATGGAAGATGCTAAAGAAATGGTTAAAGACTTTCCTAATACATATCTGTTTAACAACGAAGCAGATTTGTTAGATATGTTTTTGGATCTAATTAAGGATGCAGACATTTTGTCAGGATGGAACAGCGAAGGATTTGACGTTCCATATACTACAAATAGAGTGACAAAAGCATTAAGCAAAGAAGATACAAGACGCTTCTGCTTGTTTGATCAATTTCCAAAACGTCGTGAATATGAAAAGTACGGACGTACTGCCGTAACATACGACTTCATAGGGCGTGTACACTTAGATTACTTGGAATTATATCGCAAATACACATACGAAGAACGCCATAGCTATAGACTTGATGCAATTGCTGAGTATGAACTAGGCAAACGTAAAACACAGTATGAAGGTACACTAGATCAATTATACAACAATGATTTTAAAACATTTGTTGAATATAATATTAATGACTGCAAACTACTAGACGATTTAGATAAAAAACTAAAATTCCTAGATCTTGCCAACACACTGGCACATGAAAATACTGTACTTCTACAAACTACAATGGGTGCTGTAGCTGTAACTGAACAGGCGATTATTAACGAAGCACATCGTCGAGGATTTGTTGTTCCTAATCGTACAAAGATGAGTGAACGTGAAAATACTGCTGCAGCAGGTGCTTATGTTGCCTATCCAAGAGAAGGACTACAAGACTGGGTAGGAAGTTTAGATATTAACAGTCTGTATCCTAGTGCAATTCGTGCATTGAATATGGGTCCAGAAACTATTATCGGTCAGTTAAGACAGACTGCAACTGATGAATTCATGCAAGAGCAAATGGGCAAAGGCAAGAGCTTTGCTGCAGCATGGGAAGGTCTATTTGGCAGTTTAGAATATACTGCTGTTATGAATAGAGAAATAGGTACTGATATCACTATTGATTGGGAAAATGGAGATAGCGATATACTAAGTGCAGCAGAAGTATATAGATTAATATTCGAAAGTAATCAACCGTGGATGCTTAGTGCTAATGGTACTATCTTTACACATGAAAAAGAAGGTATAATTCCAGGATTACTTAAACGCTGGTATGCAGAACGTAAAGAAATGCAGGCCAAACTAAAGGAGGCAATCAATGCTGGTAACAAAATTGAAGAAGAGTATTGGGATAAGCGACAACTGGTTAAGAAGATTAATCTTAATTCGCTATATGGCGCTATCCTTAACCCTGGTTGTCGCTTTTTCGATAAACGTATTGGGCAATCTACCACTCTTACTGGACGTCAAATCGCCAAACATATGGCCGGAAGAGTCAACGAAATTATTGCTGGAGACTATAACCACGTCGGCAAGGCAATTATATATGGAGACACCGATTCTTGCTATTTCTCAGCATACAATGTATTGAAAAAAGAAATAGATGCAGGACACATTCCATGGAATAAAGAATCTGTTGTACAGTTGTATGATCAAATAGGCGACGAAGTTAATACTACATTTCCACAGTTTATGTTGGATGCATTTCATTGTCCAAAATCACGCGGCGATGTTATTAAAGCAGGGCGCGAAATTGTTGGTACAAAAAGTCTGTTTATTACTAAAAAGCGATATGCTGTTCTTTACTATGACAAAGAAGGCAAACGTGTTGACGTAGAAGGTAAGCCTGGTAAAATTAAGGCCATGGGACTGGATCTTAAAAGATCAGACACTCCAGAATTCATTCAAGACTTTTTAAGTGAAATATTAGAAATGGTGCTGACCGGATATACTGAAAAAGAAGTATTAGATCATATTAGTCAATTCAGAGTTAAGTTTAAATCAAGACCAGGCTGGGAGAAAGGTAGTCCTAAACGTGCTAACAACATTACCGAGTATCAAGCTAAAGAACAGAAACACGGTAAAACTAACATGCCCGGGCATGTACGTGCAAGTATTAATTGGAATACATTAAAAGGTATCTATAATGACAAATATTCAATGACAATCACCGATGGTGCTAAAGTTATTGTATGTAAACTTAAAGATAATCCACTTAGATTTACTAGTGTAGCGTATCCTGTTGATGAACTACGATTGCCGCAATGGTTTAAAGATTTACCATTCGATCATGCTGAGATGGAAAGTACGATTATCGACAATAAACTGGAAAACTTAATTGGCGTATTAAAGTGGGATATTAGCAGTACCGAAGAAAACAACACATTTAATTCACTGTTCGAGTTTTAATATGAAGATTATCATTGTAGGTTATGGATTTGTGGGAAAAGCAGTTGCAAATGCTTTGAAAACAAAACACGAAATCGTAATTCAAGATCCTAAGTATACAGACTACAAACTAATCGATCATCCAGATGCAGACGGGGTCATCGTTTGTGTAGATACTCCTGCTAGAAATAATGGACAGTGTGATGATTCTAATGTAAGATCGGTTATGGCGGAAATTCCGTTGTTTTTACCAGTGCTAATTAAATCTACAATGACTCCGGATCTTTTTATAGATTTAGAACATAAATTTCCTGAACATAGTATTTGTCATAGTCCAGAATTTTTAAGAGCTGTAACAGCTAATCAAGATTTTTTAAATCAAACTTATATGGTAATTGGTGGGGGAGATCCTGAATGTTTTTGGCAAGAACTATTTTCCAGTGTATTACCCAAATGTAAACTGTTCTTTAACTGTAGCATCACAGAAGCAGCAACAATTAAGTATGCAAGTAATTCGTTTTTAGCAACAAAGGTTTCGTTCTTTAATCAAATCAATGACATTTGTGAAAAGAACGGTTCCAATTACAGCACTGTTAGACAAATTTTAACACATGATCCACGTATTGGTACTAGTCATACTATGGTACCAGGAAGTGACAGTGAACGAGGATTTGGAGGGCATTGCTTTCCTAAAGATACAAAAGCATTTAGTAACTATGCAAATGGTCTAAATACACCAATTACTGTACTAGATCAAGCAATTGAATACAATAAAACGATAAGAAAAGTTGCTTGACTTTTAACAAAAACCTAAATATAATCAATGAACATGGAGATTTTTATGAAAGATATTTTACAAGACTTAGTAGCACATACACACGCATTGGGATTTTTGCCTGTGATTAAAATTAATGCTACTGATAAAGAAACAAAGATTGAATCACTATCGGAAAAAAGAACAGTAGTCTTAACAGGTAAGACAAATGTTCCTGTAGGCGAATTCGAAGGAACTTTTGGTATGCCAAATCTAAACAAATTAGATTTGCACTTAAAGAATCCAGAATATAAAGAAAATTCTAAGATTGAAATGATAACTGCTATTGTTAATGATGAAACTATCCCAGCTGGCATACGATTTGAAAACGAAGCTAAGGATTTTATAAATGAATATAAATTTATGAATGCCGAAGTTATTAATGCTACTTTAAAAACTGTAAAATTTAAAGGTGCACAATGGGATATAGAATTTGAACCTAGCGTTATTGCTACAACAAGATTAAAATTACAAGCACAAGCACATGTAGAAGAAGATGTATTCCAAGTTAAAACAGACAAAGACAATTTGATATTCTATTTTGGCGATGCTAGTACACATGCTGGTTCTTTTATCTTTCAATCAGGTATTAGTGGAAAACTAAAGCAAATTTGGAGTTATCCTGTAAACGAAGTTATTAGTATTCTTAGTCTTGGTGGAGATAAAGTTATGGGAATATCCGATACAGGCGCTATGCAAATTACTGTGAACAGCGGACTTGCTGTTTATGATTATATATTACCAGCTCAGGCAAAATGAATCGAAACTTAACCACAGCACAAAATGACTATGCATATTTCTTGCCGGCAACGTCAGGATTTTATAGCACGTATATAGGCAAACAACGCTACAGCAATTATGTAGATCCTGCACGTATACCCGCAAGTTTTAAAAACGGTGTAGAAAGTCTTAACTATCTAGAACCAGACAAGGGTGCATTTTACTACGATCATTGCTTGTACAGTGCTGGACATGCCAATTTGGATTTAACCAAATATGACGAATCAGAAGATATGTTTCGTAATCGTAATCGTAGTACCAGTTGGGTATTAGGCGATTCAGGTGGATTCCAAATTGGTAAAGGTAAGTGGGAAGGCGATTGGAAGAATCCTAATTGCCCTAAAGCTCAAAAGAAACGAGAATTGGTTCTTAAATGGATGGACGGGCTTATGGATTATGGAATGTGTTTAGATATTCCAGCCTGGGTTGCACGTAGTCCAGAAGGACAAAAAGCTACAGGCATTAGTACTTACGGTGAAGCAGTACAGGGCACCTATATTAATAATGACTGGTTTGTAAACAATAGAAATGGCAATTGTAAATTTTTAAATGTATTACAAGGCGAAGATCATCCGGATGCAGACGATTGGTATGATCGTATGAAGAAATACTGCGATCCTACACAGTATGGAGATCGAGCATTTAACGGGTGGGCAATGGGTGGACAAAATATGTGTGACGTTCATCTTGTACTTCGTCGACTTGTTGAATTAAGACATGATGGGTTATTAGAAAAAGGACTCCAAGACTGGATGCACTTTTTAGGAACTAGTAAGTTGGAATGGGCATTATTATTAACTGACATACAAAGGGCTGTAAGAAAATACCATAATGAAAACTTTACCATATCTTTTGATTGCGCCTCACCGTTTCTCGCAACAGCAAACGGTCAAATCTACGTACAAACAGAAATTACTGACAGAGAAAAATGGCTCTACCGCATGTTGCCTAGTCTCGACAATAAAAAATACAGTCAAGATACAAGACTGTTCCAAGATGCTGTAGTACAAGACGGGCATTTTAAAAACTTTGAAACTAGTCCTATTATGGATGGTGTTGAAGTTAATAAAATTTGCATCTACGGACCAGGCGACCTAAATAAAATAGGCAAAGAAGGCAAAACATCGTGGGATAGTTTTACCTACGCTATTATGATGGGCCATAATGTATGGATGCATGTCAATGCTGTGCAAGAAGCTAATCGACAATATGACGCAGGATTATATCCTAATATGTTAGTCGCAAGTAAATTAAATGGTAAAAAGTTTAATCAATATCGTTTAAATTACTTTAAAGATATTATAAATGAAATTTTTGCAACAAGTGATAAAGGTAAATCTTTAAAACTTATAGACGAAGAGTTTGCAGAATATTGGAAAGCAATTCCTGGAACTCGTGGGTATACAGGAAAAGCAACTGTTAGTGCAAGACCACAATTTAAGAAATTGTTTTCAGTCGATGGCGAAGGAGAAGAAACAGAACTAGCCGACGACGAGTTTGGTGAAGACCAAATTGTAAAATTAGACGAACTAGAAGAAAGTTTAAAATGACTGTTACAGGAAAAAAGACCAGTTTAATAGTAGGTATGGGTATAGGACAACTATACAAACAAGTGTTATTAGAATTAGGGCATGAAGTTGTAACTGTTGATTCTAATATTGCCAAAAATGCAGATTTTCCTGATATTAAATCTGCATTATTTTCTCGAGTAAAATTCGATACTGTACATATTTGCACTCCAAATTGGACACATATAGAACTTGCGACTATACTTGCACCATTTTCTGGAATTATCTTTATTGAAAAACCAGGAGTACGTACTAGTAAAGAATGGATTAATCTAGCTTACGCATTTCCAATGACTAGATTTATGATGGTTAAGAATAACATGTGGCGCAATAATATCAAAGAATTTCAAGATCGTGCTGCCAATGCAAATACTATCAAATTAAACTGGATTAATAAAGATCGTATTCCTAGTCCAGGCAGTTGGTTTACTAATAAAAAATTAGCATTCGGTGGTGTAAGTAGAGATCTTATGCCGCACCTTCTAAGTTTATTCATTGCATTGAATCCGAGTAATTATAAAAGATTATTAATTAGCAATAAATCTAGTGCAACGAACTGGAGTTTAGAAAATCTAAATTCAACGGAATATGGCAGCGTTGATAAAAATGGTGTATATGACGTTGACGATTTGTGTCAAATTAGTTTTAAGGATGGGGATAAATCCTGGGAACTCACTGCTAATTGGAAAAGCGATAACGAAGATGATCGGGCTATTCACTTTAATACAGATCAATTAACATTCAGTATAGAGTTAGGTCTCTGTCCAGAAGATGCATATAAGCGTATGATTCAAGATGCAATAGAACATTTTTACGATGCAGATTTCTGGAAAACTCAATTAGAGTATGACAGTTGGATACACGAAAGGATGGAAGAATTTTGAAAGTTAGATTGCTAACAACTTCAGGTACAGGACATTTTGAAGAAATAGAATGGACCAAACCTGAAATATCTATTAATGAAATCGAAGTTAAGGCAGCTATGACCGGTGTTTGTCGCAGCGATCTTGACATGATGCAGAATAAATTTCCTGTATTGCCTGTACACATGCATGGTCATGAAGGATTAGGAATAGTTACTAAAGTAGGTAAAAATGTTTCAGGTGTCAAGGAAGGAGACTTTGTTGCCACAAGAGGAGAACCTGCTTATGCTGATTATTACAATAGTCGTGACAATGAGTTTGTAGTAGTTCCGGAATTAGCACCTAAATATATTTTAGAACCAGTTGCATGTGGACTTAATTTAGTCGAGCAAGATCTACGTGCCATAGCATCAAGAAGTGGAATTAACAAAAGATTAATTATTTTAGGTAGTGGATTTCTAGCGTGGTGTGCTTATACTAATGTCATAAACAGTCATTTATGTTTTAGCAGCATAGAAGTAGTAGGTAATAGTAATAAAGATCTGTGGGATTCTCACAATGTGTTAGTATCAGAACCTAAATATGATCAGTATGATGTTATTATCGATATAAAAGAAGATGACAGAGTAATTAAAAATGATATGTTAGCGCCAGAAGGTATTTGGGTAGTAGCCTGTGTTAAAGAAACACCTATACATACGACATTTGATAATTTATTATGGAAAGCTGTTACTATATTGCTACCAAGTCCTAGAACAAGTCAGTTCCACAAATCGATGATGTTAGCAAGAGATTGGATTAAAAGTGGTAAACTGAATGTTGACAACTTCTGGACTAAAGGCTATAATCGTAATACAGAATGGCAACAGGCATTTGCAGACGGTATGGATCGTCCAGATGGCTATAGTAGAGGTTATATTAAATGGGATTAAACACCGAAGAACGGCAAGGTGTCGTTTACTTTACAGGTTATGAAGTCGAACATACTATTTGTTATGGTATGTATACATTGTTTGTAGTAGGAACACCGCCATTAGAAGATATTTTGCGTATTGCCGACGACAGTCAAGAATTCGTGGATGAAAACAAACGTATTCAACAAATTTATTTTGGAACTAGTCAAAGTTTTAATCCCGAAAGTTTATCGCAAGAAGAGTACGCAGCATGGGATGAAGTTATTATAGGCTGTTTAAAAGCAGGATATTGGGTAGCTTTAGACTTTGGTGTTGAACATATCGAAGGCATAATAGAATCGGGTTATTCCGAATATCCTAGATTTGTTCCTATGATTAGTGTAAAATTACCTTATATTAATCAACTTAACTATAATGCTACACTTAAATTAGATGATATTACTTGGGGTGCAACTAATCCAGGAGTATGGACACATCATTTACAAAGCTTAATGAGTAAAGACAATTATACTCATTGGGATCAATACACACAGGACACAGAACTATGATTATTAAACAAGATGTACGACCTAACAAAATGATATGGGTTACCTTTCAAAAAGAAGGAATACATAAATATCCGGCAGCAGCTACTGATCCTAATTTAGCAACTGGAGATCAATATGATGTATCGTTTCTTGCTAATCCTCATCGTCACATCTTTCATTTCAGGGTGTGGATCAATGTGTTCCACAATGACAGGGACATCGAGTTCATCCAATTCAAGCGTTGGCTCGAATCGTTGTATTCTAATTCGAATAGCATTTTAAGTCTTGATTATAAAAGTTGCGAAATGATGTCAGATGAATTACATGACAAAATTTCACAGAAGTATCCAGATCGCGAGATTTGGATTGAAGTCTCCGAAGATGGAGAAAATGGTTCATTTATCAAATATTAATAATAAGAGGCAAGTATGAGTAAGAACTACAGAGGTTTTAATTATTTCGAATCGCGTCCTGACATCGTTAAAATCTTTGACGATTTAGAAGCATTTCACGATTTTTGTCGTTTGGAGATGGCTCCTTTTGATGAAAGTCATCTTTACAACAGAGAAAGTTGGGCATGGCGCAACTACGAAAAGAGCCTTCGTGCTAAAAGATCGCAAGGCCGAGACTACAAGCCAAGAGCAAGATGAAAATATTCTTAGTAGATCTCGAAGCTGTAGAAACTAGGTACACGGGTCAATGGAAGACCCATGTACCTGATCTGTTACGAAAGGAAGGTTACGATGTTCAAGTTATCTCTGGCCCTACGGACATTCCTAGTGCCACTACTCCTGGCGCCTTTCTTAATTTTGGCGGGACTAATATATATAAGTCTCGACAAGTTGAAGAAATTAGTCGTCTATTTTGCTCCGGAGCAATTAGTTCTGGTGATCATTTTCTGTTTACTGATGCTTGGCATCCTGGTATCATAAACATCAAATACATGAGTGAATTACTGAATATACCAGTAATTACACATGGACTGTGGCATGCTGGCAGTTACGATCCTCAAGACTTTCTTGGAAGATTAGTTGGCAACAAGCCCTGGTGCAGATATGCAGAAAAAAGCTTTTATCATTCATACAATCATAATTACTTTGCTACAGATTTTCATGTAAATTTATTTTTTAAAGAATTATTAAATGACGGTTTAGATTCGGAAAATCCATGGTACGAAGAAGATCTTGCTGACCAATATGAAAGTAAAAAGATAATTCGTACAGGTTGGCCTATGGAATATATGGAAGACGTTCTTGCTCCATATAAAGGCATGAAAAAACGTGATTTAATTTTATTCCCACATAGAATTGCACCTGAAAAACAAGTTGAAATTTTTAAAGATTTAGCAAAATATTTACCACAATACGAATTTGTAGTATGTCAAGAGCAGTCTTTAACAAAAGACGAGTATCATAAGTTATTAGGTGAAGCTAAAATGATTTTTAGTGCTAACTTACAAGAAACACTTGGAATAAGCTGGTACGAAGGCTGTGTACTAGATGTTATTCCGTTGGTCCCGGATAGACTAAGTTATAGTGAAATGGCTTTTCCAAATTTTAAATATCCGAGTGTATGGACTGAACATTTTCAAATATATGAATCTTTTAGACCATGGCTTTGTAAAATCATTATTGATCATATGACCAATTATGAAACGAGACTTACTAAACTAAAAGACCAATTAGGATCATTAAATGAGCACTACTTCTCAGCAACCGGACTACTCGATAACCTCCGACAGTTTTCGAACACTTAAAACTATAGATATAGCTTCGCTAAC